GGATACATGACATCCACTGCAGGTGGAACTAATTCATCTGCATCATCTTCCTATTCATCTCCATCTTCATCTCCAAGTAATTCTCCAGGTCATCCTAGTAATAACAATAATAATAACAATAATAATAATCAAAATGACAATTATAATGCTTGGCAGCATGCAGCTCAAACTTACAAAGATGCGGGAGCAGTAACTTCTAGTGCTTTAAGTGGAACTGCATTGTGGCAACAAGAAGGATTACCAGAGGGTGTTTACCATAGTACTTATCAACAAGGACAACAAGGATATTCCCCTACTGGATACATTTATATAGATCCGGAAGGAGATGGTACTCCTCAAGCTTTAGGGAGAGACGAAGAAGGTAATATAGTATGGGACCCATCAGCTTATGAATGGGACCCATATAATCAAACATGGTTTAGAAGTAATTATACACCATGGAACCCACATCAACCTAACTATCATCAAGGTAGTGGTAGTGGTAGTGGTAATCGTTATGGTTATGGTTATGGTTATGGTTATGGAAGTGGTAGAGGATATGGAAGTGGTAGGGGATCTTCACAACGTGAAATAGATCCTTATAACCCTGAGTTTGGTAAATGGGGTCAATCAACCGTTCAAGGTGATTTTATTAGAAGTTTAAAAAACCGTGGCGGAATAATTAGTATAGTGAGGTAGTATGTTAAATTTGTTAATTAAACCATTATTAGGAGTTGCTTCTCAAGCAGTTTCTGGTTTCGTAGAAACAAAGAAAGCGAAGGCTGAATCTAAGTTAGTGGAAATTAAAGCAAAGACTGCATTGCGTCAAAAGCAGATCGCCGGTGAAGTTTCGTGGGAAGCATCAGCTGTGGATCAAATGAAAGGGTCGTGGAAAGATGAGCTAATTTTAATTTGCCTTTTAGGTCCTGCAGTTTTAGTATTTTTTCCAGGAATGACACATCATGTTGAAGCTGGGTTTGTTGCACTGCAACAACTTCCGGATTATTACAAACATTTATTATATATAGCCTGCTCAGCGAGCTTCGGAATTAAGGGAGCTAAAGGTGCGGTAGGATTATTTACTAAGAAAAAATGATGGAAAAACTTATAACGTTATTAGTGGGATTACTAATGGCGCTAGGAGGATGGACACTTGCTAGAACTTTTGAACTTTCAACTATTCAAGCAGTTCATGATGATAAGGTTGATAAATTGGAAAGATATGTTGAAAAGTTACAAGATCAAATGGAGGATATGATGAAAATGGATGAAGATATTGTTAGACAACATGAAGATTTGTTTAGGCAATTATCTTCAGATAATTCAGGAAGGACATATAATTACTAATGATGACACCTGAAAGATTATCAGCATGGAGAATTTTTCCAAGATTACTAATTACATTATATGGAATTTCATTCTGGCGTACAACAGAATGGTTTATGAGTTTACCGGATCCAACAAACGCACAATCAGCTTTTGTGTCAGTCGTTGTCGGAGCTGGTGCCGCATGGTTTGGTTTATATGTAGGTGGAACAAAACATGCTTCAATAAAAGTGGAGAATAAAGCATAATGCCTTTTAAATCAGAAAAACAAAGAAAATACTTATGGGCCAATGAGCCTGAAATAGCAAAGGATTGGACGAAAGAATATGGCAGTAAAGTTGTCGAAAAAAATGTGGGTGGCAGTGTCCAAAGAACAGTTAAGCCAAGAGGATTTAACTTGATGTTGCCCAATAAAAGACCTATAACAAAAATATATTAAGGAGAAAACTATGGTTGGAAAAGTTACAGCAAGAAGTCAAGGCCCTTTAAGAAAGGGTAGAAAACAAGTTACTACTACTTTTAAAAAAGGTGGAACTGTGAAGAAAGCTAAAGGTGGTAAAGTAGCTAAAAAATTAATGCATGGTGGACAAGGCTACAACGCTAGATTAGATGATTCTTTAGGTGCAAAACATGGTAAAAAATCACAATCTTTAGCTTCTAGAAGAAACGAATCTAAAGGTATGGAAAAAGCTATGGGTAGAGGTGCTTATTCAGGAGACTCTAGAATGGCTGCTAAAGGTGGTAAAGTTAAAAGAAAGTAATTTATGCGAGACGAAACCGCGATTTACATAATCTTGAAAAAGATTAGGGCGCGCAAAGAAAATTTAAAGGATGTTATAGCATCAGGCTTGCCAACGATGGATGCCTATGTTAAAGCAGTAGGTGAGCATAAAGCTTACACAATAATGGAACAGGAGATTCAAGACCTGCAGAAAGATGAGGAAAACGATGACAGAGAAGGAACTGCCAAAGCGTAGATTTGCGCTTGAAGAAAAAGATTTGGCTGTAGAGGCTGATGAAAATAATAAAGTAGCGGAAGATAAAGAAAACCGTTTTCTTAAAAAAATACAAGAAGATGCTACTGAAACTATAGAACATTTACCCGATGAAAAAGTCTTAGATAGATTACCAGATCCAACTGGATGGCGTATTTTAGTATTACCTTTTAAAGGACAAGGTAAAACTAAAGGTGGTGTTATATTAACAGATCAACATATGGAAGAACGTGGTTATACAACAGTAACTGCTTTAGTTCTTAAAATGGGTAATGATTGTTATTCTGAAGACAGATTTCCAAAAGGACCATGGTGCAAGAAAGGTGACTGGATTATATTTGGTCGCTATGCTGGATCAAGGTTTGGAATAGAAGGTGGAGAAGTGAGAATACTAAACGATGACGAGATAATTGCTGTGGTAAAAGACCCAGAGGATATCTTGCAATACAAGTAAACAGGAGTAAATTATGCCTGCAATAGAAACGCAAGCCGAAGCTGACGAAAAGATGGTCGATCTTCCTTCTACTGGAAACACTGTGGATGTTAAATTAGATGACACAGATGTAAAAGTTAATAAGGAAGAACCAGATATTGTCAACGAATCTAAAGAAGTTGTTATTGAAGAAACAGCTTCGGAAGGTGAAATGGAAGACTACGGGAAAAAGGTACAATCCCGTATTGATAAATTAACAAAAAGAGTACGTGAATCAGAAAGGCGCGAACAAGCAGCTATACAGTATGCACAAGGTGTGCAACAAGATGCTCAAAAAATGCGTCAAAAAGCACGTAATTTAGATACAGGATATGTAACTGAATTTGCTAGTCGTGTAGAATCAGAAACAGAAGAAGCTAAAAAAGCTTTAAAAGCTGCTGTAGAGTTAGGCGATAGTGATGCACAAGTAGACGCACAACAAAAATTAGCTCGTTTGGCTATTGAGTCTGAACGTGTAAAATCTACACAAGCACAACGTGAAAGATTGAAAAAAGAGATGGCGGCACGTGGAGTTGATCCAAATCAACCAAGAATGCCACAACCTCAACAATATCAACAACCAGCACCCCCACCTCCGCCGGATCCAAAGGCAGAGTCATGGGCTGATAAAAACAAATGGTTTGGTGAAGATGAACCAATGACCTTGACATCTTTCTCAATTCATCGTAAACTAGTAGAAGAAGGATATGATCCGTCTTCTGATGACTATTATAATCAAATAGACATTAGAATGAGGGAAACATTTCCTCACAAGTTTGACGAAAAAAGGACATCGCCTCCTCAAATGGTGGCCTCTGCAAATAGAGGCGGACCAGTAGGCGCGCGGAAAGGCACAGTGAGACTCACACCCTCACAAGTAGCTATCGCAAAAAAACTAGGTGTGCCACTAAGCGAATATGCGAAGTACGTGAAGGAGTAATGCATATGAATACAATAAAAAAAGATAAATTACCATCACGCGAATCCGAAACCAGATCTCGTACTGAGAAAAGGAAACCATGGGTTCCACCATCACAACTAGACGCACCACCTGCGCCAGCTGGATTCGTCCATCGCTGGATAAGGGCCGAAACGTTAGGACAGCCAGACAGTAAAAATGTCTCCGCTAGAATGCGTGAAGGTTGGGAGTTTGTCAGAGCTGACGAATATCCTGATACCGAATGGCCTCAATTAGATTCAGGTAAATGGAACGGTGTTATAGCTGTTGGAGGTTTAATGCTAGCAAGGATTCCTAAGGAAACTGTTGCAGAGCGTAAAAAACATTTTGCACAAGTTACGCAAGATAAAGACGACGCAATTGCTAACGATCCCCTTAAGGACCAACATCCTAGTATGCCTGTTACAAGAGAGAGCAGGTCGCAAGTTAGTTTTGGTGGCAAAAAATCTAGTTAGATTTTAAACCCCTAAATTAAAAAATTTTACTTTATCCATGGTGGGTGAAGTATATACTTTTAACTATGAGGAAAAATCATGGCAAATTTAAACGCGCCATTCGGTTTTAGACCTGTAGGTGAACTTGGAAGTAACATTCAAAATGGTGGTACTTCAAAGTATGAAATTGCTGATAACTATGGCACTGCTATTTATAAAGGTGATATAGTTCAAATGGCTGGTGGATATGTAACAGTTGGTACTGCTACATCCACTGACAATTTGGGTATCTTCAATGGATGCTTTTATCAAGACCCTACTACTCAAAAACCAACGTGGTCAAATTATTACCCTGGTAATGTAAATATTACTCAAGGTACAATCGACGCGTACGTTTATGACGATCCGAATAAACTCTTCGAAGTACAAATGGGCGGAACTGCTACTTTAGCAAAAGCCGACATTGGTGACAACATTGACTCAGTCTACACTGCTGGCGATTCTATTAATGGTCAGTCAAAAGCGACTTTGGCAACTGCTGTTACTGGTGGTGCTGCTACTGCACAATTCCGTGTTGTTCGTATTTCAGAAGATCCAGAAAACTCTGATAGAGCAAGTGCTTACGCTAACTATATTGTTAGATTTAACGAGCATATGTACTATAACAGAGCTACTGGAGCGTAAACCTATAGGAGAAATTGAACAATGGTAATTTCAAGAATGCAATTGGTCAAAGAACTCGAACCAGGTTTAAACGCGCTGTTCGGGTTAGAGTATGACCGATACGAAAATCAAGACAAAGAAATATT